TCATCCATTGCTTTTGCTTCAACAGAGAATTTATCAAATTGCTTACCCAACTTATCCAATTCACTCATATTTCTTTTTACAGTCTGAGCATCGAACCAATCATTAGCTTCTCTCAAAGATAATTCTTTTGCAGCTTCAACAATTGCACCCAATGTTTCTGAAACTTCAGTCATATCTGAATTGCGTTTCATTTGGTCTTGGAAAGTATTGTAAGTAGATATAATTTCTAAGAAGTGCTTTTTAACTTCTAAAGATAATTTTCTATCAGGTTGTTCTAAATTCTCTTTAATAGAAAACTTACCATCTTTAATCTTTACTTCAGTTAAAGCTGTCTTACGAATATCATTATATCCCTTAGCTACTTTAGTTACACCTTTAGGTTGCTCCACATTCAACTTAAATTTGTTGTTGTGAACGTAGTTGTATATATCAAAATTCTTGCTCATCTTATGCTATTTCAGTTATTATTTCTCTCATTAGGTCTTGTGCCTTACAGTATTCACCACAAACATCAGTACCAATATTTTTCAATGGATTTACCGATTCATTCATTGGGACCATAAATGCACCATGTGTAGATGGATTAGAAACAAAATCCCATCCAATCAATTCAAAATCTTCTTGAACTTCTACTTAATTTCCTTGCATTGGTCTAGTTGAACCCATACCTCTTGAAGAAATACCTAAAAGAATACCAGCTTTTAATAATTCTTTTAAGATATTACCAGATGGTGTACCAAGTATTTCAACTGTACCACAAAGGTCATCACCTTCCCACCAAATTTCTTTAATATTGTGTGATACGTTCTTTAAATTAATTACAGTAGAATCTGGATGGTCTAATTCACCCAACGCTCTACGTTCTTTAATAAATGTTAAATATTTTTTAGCTTCTCTTTCTAAGATTGGTTTTGGATATACTCTACCATTTTGGTTTTCCGCACCAGCTCTTTGTAGAACGCCTTTAACTAAGACTCTACCACCATCATCTTCCTTAAGCTTTCCCTCAAATAATTGGGTTTCTATTAAAAGCGATTTCATAATTATTTCTTTTCTCCTTTACCGTTCCAAGCGGAATCGATTTTATTAAAAAATGCTTTTTTCTCATCATCGGACATTGCGTTGATAGATTTACCAGCTTTTTCTAATGCTTTTTTGAAGAACGCTTGATATTCTGCTTCTTCAACCATTACTTCTTTCACAAGTTCTTTCAATCTTGCTTTTGTTATTGTTTCTTTGTGCATAGGTAATCCTTTGTGTTTTGTAGATGCAAAATCTTTAGCATCTGATTTTTTCATCGAATCTGCTGCTTTTTCAACTTCTTTAGATGGTGCTTCCATATCACCTTTTTGAGTTGCATGGACCATACCCATAAATCTTTGTTGTGCTTTTGATACTGCTGGCATATTACAATGTTCTTAGTTTTTCAGTTATTCCCATTAACCTTTCTCTGATTTTGTATAAAGATGCATTTGTTCTTTTCCAGTAATCTTCTTTCTTAAGTCCGTTTTCGTTCTTAATTTTAGAATACCAATTAACAAACTTCTCTATTTCAGAAAGTTGTTTGTGTATATTAGAAACTCCTCTACCAACTTTTGCTTTTGGTGAAGATTCTTCTCTTTTTAATTCTAACCAACGATTTTCATCCAAAATCATTCCACTAATATCTGCTATTTTTCCACCATCTATATCTTTAGCAGCGGTTGGTTTCATTGGTAATGCTTCATCCTTACTAACAGGAATATCTCCCAATGCCCAATCCTTTTCACCTTCTTCCAAATTATCAACAACAGTACCACCAGTTACTTTAGCTAGTCTATTATTCTTTTTTGCAGTTTGACCAGGTTTTGCAAATGCAGCTGGTGTATTATATCCTGCAACATTTCCTGTTACAGACATTTCATCCAAACTTTTTTGAATGTTTCTTTCTCTAACGTATTTACGGATTGCTTCTTTTATTCTTGCTTCCATTATTTTACTTTAGATTTAAGTTCCTTAATTAGCTCATAAGAAAGCATAATTGATGAAACTTGAGAATCAGATACAGTTTTTCCAATTTTCATTTTTTCTAAAACGGAAATAGTTTCTGATAATTTAATTTGAGTAACTTTATCTTTTAGTTTTGATTTAATAGAACTTAATTCTGAAATTATATTTGGTAATTCTTGTCCAACATAATCTTTGAATTTTGTAGTATTAGTGATGTTGTTTATATATTCTTTCAACAAATTCTTTTGAGAATCATCTAAATTAGTATATTTTTTGTTGAAAGTTTCTACTAGAATCTTATAGGTAAGTAATCTAAGGTCTTTGTCTTGTTGTTTATAGGTTTCAATTAACTTTTTATCTTCCGTTGGTTTAGTTAATTGAGCAGGCTTTGAAGTAATGTTTTCGATTAGGGTAATCTTAGAATTAAAAATATCTTTAATATCATATCCTTCAGCTCTCTTAGATTCAAATACTTTATATATAGATGCTAGAACTTTATAATTAGAAATAGGTGATGATAGGAATTGTTCAATTTCAAATTTTTCTGAAATTTCTTTAATAAGGTTAAATTTTTCCTTAGAAAGTGCTGATTGATTTAATTTAGCATGTGCATCACATACCGTTTCTACCAATCTATCTGCTTTTGTTTCGGAATTATACTTTTCCTTCAATAATATATCATAAAGACGTAATTCTTTGTTTAATTCTGTGTTTGGCGCAAAGAATTCTTTTACGATGTTTTTAGCGTTTTCAGTTTTATCTCCATTAAGAACTTCCAATGTTATTTGTCTTACTAATAATTCAAATAACACTCCAGTGTTCTTAAACTTGGAATGTTTAATTTTTTTCATTTACTTACCCTATATTTGTTCTACCCTATAAACTAACACATATAAATATAAACAAATTTTTCTTTATTAAATTTTAGTATCATCTAATAAGTTTTTTTCATCAAGCATACCCGATTTTTCACTTAAAATCGTCTTTTTTGATGAAATTCCGTTTATATATTCACGTGCAAGCTTTTTAGCGTTAGTATTTATTTGTCTATCATCTCTCTTTCTCTCCTTATGATTCTCCTTATCTCCTAATGGGTCTCTACCATATGGATGCTTATCTTTACCATAAGTGTTTCCTTCTCTTGGTCTTCCAACACCCCTATTTAATTCAATTTCAGTTTTTAATTTACTGATTTCTTCTTCCACATTTTGTTGTTGTGGTGGATTTGCTGGGTCCTGTCCTTGCTGCTCTATTGATGTATGTCTAAATCTATCTTTAAGGTCTAAGATTACTTTTGCTCTCTCAATATCAATCTCATCTTGCGATAATCCAAAGATATTATGATAAGCCCAGTCTGATGATAACATATTTAATGCTTTTGCATCCGATGCCAATCTTACTTTTTCAGACCATAAATTAACCTTTTCTTGCTCATATATCGTAGAAGCGTTAGTAAGAGTTAATTCAAAATTTGTCATTTCCGAATCCTCAATACCTTGTGCTGCTAAGTGAACTACTGCAATTTTTGCTAATTCACTAACAACTGTACGTTGAATTCTTTCAATAGTTCTTGCAAAACGAACATCTTCTGCTGCAAGAGTTGCTTTACCATTTACGTTCTCATCATAAGATAAGTAAGCTTTTGGTACTCTTAATGCTGCAAATAATTTATTTTTTAAATAATCAATATCCTCAATTGCTGCATAATCTAATCCGGCTAAATTATCAATAGAAGTTCCACTATCACTACCACGAACAGGTAAGAAGAAATCTTCAGTAAGATTTTGAATATTATATTTTAAGTTGTAATCACCTGTATTTTTATCAACGAATGGAGTTTTCTTCATTTTGTTGATAATCTTTTGCATATAGTTATCCACTTCTTGTGGTGGAATGTTACCTATATCAATTTTGAATACTCTCTTTTCAGGTGCTCTCATAATACGATGGATTAACATCGCATCTTCCATAAGGGATAATTGTTTCCAAATTCTTCTTGCACCTTCAATCATTGCTTTACCATAAGGAAGGAAATTTGTATCTGATAACATTCTGAAGTGAGCCATTTCATATTGCTCATATTCTTTTTTACCAAATCTATCCAATTCAACTTTATATTTTACATAATCAGGATTGTTAGGGTCAGTACCTTCTAATCTTTCTACGTTATATGTTGAGTGTGGCATTACATTAATAATACCTTTACCAGGCATAATTTCTAATGCTAAGAAAGCATCACCATATTTTACTAAGTTTCTAATCCAAGGCCATAAATTAAATTCTATGTTCATTATATCATAGAATAAATTATGCAATAGTTCTCTTACATTTTCGTTTGTTGATTTAATTTGAAGTACATCACCATATTCATTCTTAGTTGTACTTTCATCAGCGTATATATCTAATGCAGAAGAAATAATAGGGTCTTGGTCCATAGCATCATAATCTCTAAAAAGTTCTCTACGAACTTGATGATATGCCATAGATTGTGCACCCTGGTGTGTTTCGAAGTATGACCTTTGTAACTTAGTGTATCTATCTCTAAGATTCACAAAGTTTGTGTTTGATTGGCGGTCTTCTACATCAACAACTTTACGTTTACCATCTTTATCAACGGTAACGACTGCGTTTGTTGAAAATAATTTCTTTAATCTACCAAAAAAACTTCTGTCATCTAATTCTTGTTCTGCCATAATTTATTTTACCATTTTCTACAAGACCAATATCTTGCTTTTGTTCTTGGACCCGGATTATCACAATTATGTCTTGCTCTGAAAGATTTTCTTCTATCAGGGTTAGACTTTTTAATTCTCATTGTTTTATCTCCAAAGTTTACCTTAACTACCTTTCCAGTTTTTGGGTTCTTAACATAAACTTTAAACTTTTTAACGTCACCCTGCATTGGTTTACCTAATTTAACCTCTCTACCTTGATACTCTGCTTCGTAAACACAATTACATCCTGCTTCATCTAAAGATTGTGAATAGGATTTAAGATATTGAATAAAATCATCCATATCTTCTTGCTCTACATCCAATTCATCATAGTCATCAATTGGGTTATCCGTTGGTGTATCTCCTTTGGAATATGCATTATCTACATATTCATCTTCTTTTAGGATATTTGTTAATTTAATCATTTTGGTTTACTTTTATTTTGACATATACAATAAATATCGGAAAATATCAAAACGCTATAATTTATAACCATTGAGTTAAATCTTCAAAATCATCACCGATTCTCATCTTCCAAGGATTATCATCTAAATTAGAACCACCATATACCCCAGAATATTGTTGGTTTGATGATATACCACCCAAAGCCCTCTTTGTAAGGTCTATTCCTTCCTGTTTTAATCTAAGTGCGGTATCCCTAACCCACAACCCAATACAAAATGCCATCACCAAGTCATCATTATATCCTTTCATTGCTTCAGCTCTACCATTCATAAAGATAAAAGTAAATAATTCATCTATTAAACGATTAGAACGTACAGTTACCGATTTTTCTCTAAAATATTCATCCAATTTAGATACAATTAGTGGTCTAGTCTTAGATGTTGTTGAGAATCCAGCAACCATACCTCTTTCTTCAGCACGATATTTGTTTCTCATTTGATTCTCCACATCTACATATTTTAAATCCTTACTCATATAGAATAAGTTTTTATATTGTCTATCTATTACTTGTTGAATACACGCCCATCCGATATTTGCGTTCTCTATTACAAGTAAAGCATCATTATATTGTGTAGATAATTCAACTAAAAAGTTTCCAAAATCTTTAGTATCAACCTTACCTTTATATTCTGCTACCTGAGTACAACTTGTTATATCCATAACATGAGCTGCGGAATAATCCGAACCATCACCTCTGGCCACATCGGCAATTACCATATAAGAACCATTTGCAGTTGGGTATTCCCATCTCCAAAGGTTTCCATCAAATCCAGTTTTTTCTAAAGGTTCTTGGCAATATGATTCTTTATAAAACATCAATAATTCTGGGTCTATAACTGTATCACCCGAACTTACGAAATCACAATCACACTCTTGTGCTGCTTTCTTTTGTCCTAATAATTTCTCTTGCTCATCTCTCCAAGCCTGTCCTCTTTCAGGGTGAACTGTCCAGTGTAATCTAATTGTGTTAAAAGGATTTACACCTTCTTCTGCACCTAACCAAGTTTTATGAAACCAGTTACCCACACCATTAGGAGTAGATAATGCAATACAACTACCACCCGTTGATAATGTAGATTGAGCCGCTACCCAAATCTCATCAATATCATCAATGAAGGCGGCCTCATCAAATATTAGTAAGGAAAGTGCTTCAGAACGTCCTGCATCAGGTGAAGATGCAATTGCTTTAATTTGAGAACCATTATGTAAACGAAGGGAAAGTTTGTTATCTTCCAAAGAACCACCTTTTAACCAACTAGGAAGTAATTCATGCATTACCCTCACTTTAGTTACTAAGTTTTTTGCTACATCTTGCTTTGTTGCGATAACCAACACGTTAAAATCCGAATTGAATATCATTTTCCAAAGTGCGTATCCAGCCGATAGGGTTGAAATACCAGTTTGACGTGATTTCAATACTATATTAAATCGGTTATCTTTAAATTGTGTTAATGTACTTTCCTGAAATGGGAAAAGATGAAAAGGTATTTTACCTCTCACAGGGTGCTGAATCATACAATACTTCTTCATAAAGTGAATTGGGTCTACCGCACACTTTTTGTATTCATCTGCAATAATCTCTTTTAAAGATTTCTTTTGTGTTATTCCAGTTGGTGTAGCCATATTAATCAACAGGAGGTTTTACTAAATCGTAACCTTTATCTTTTAGTTGTTCCCAAGCTTCGTTTCTTAATTTTTTAGCTTGTTGTATTTCTTCTTCAAAACGAGTAATATCTGCAAGTATTTCTGCTTTTAATTCATTTACATCTCTTTCCATACTCCACTTTTCCAACGTACCATCTTCTTGTACAACTTCATATTCTTGCTTAGCATCATTATAAGCTTGTTGAAATTGTGAAATAACATCTTTTCCATATGAAATCATATTATTATATATTTTATAATCTTCATATGCTTCCCACAATCCATCTAATTTAATTACTAATTCTTTCTTTGCTAAACAAGTTGCACAATATCCTGTCTTAGAAATAAGTTTTTTATCAGCTCTACTTAATTTTATTGTACGACAATCATCCGATTTACAAGTATTTAATTTATTTAAATAAGCTCTAGCATCTGCCATAATATCACCCAACTCAGAAACTTCTATCTTTCCAGCTGCATGTTGTTCCCAAGACTTACCATTTTCATCAGTCCATCTTTCACCAACCTTGCGTTTTACTTTTTCTTTATCTGCTCCAGAAAATGATATTTGGGTATTCTTTTCATAATCACCACCAGTTAATACCATATCTACCAACTTCCTACGAGTTGGATGCATAAACTTTTTATTAAATTCCTTTGCCATATTATATACAATATATTCGTATATATAAGTATATCAAAATATAATAAAAAGATTATTTATCGAAAAAAATACCTAAAATTTGATTTAGGGGTGCGAATGCACCTGTTAATTTGTAAGTGTTACCACCATATACGAATACAATACCTTCATTTGGTACAATCTTTTCAAATCCACCCAAAGCATTTAATCTTTCTAACTCTAATTTTAATTTTGCAATTTTCTTAGGGTCACCACTTGCTTTTACTTGAGATATAGTACTCTCTAAACGAGATACCATTTGTTTTTTGGCGCTATCAGGATTTGCTGTAAGTACTGAACTCATAAAGGATAATACATCCGCTCCAACTCCCAAAAATATTTCTTCAAACTTCATTAGGTTTTGTTTAGATATTTTTTGTTGGTCTTGTTTGTCAGTTTGTTCAGCCCAAGCTCTTAATTTTGCATCTTGGATTGTATTGATACGGAATGATTTATCACCAAAAGCCCATCTTTTAACCAATCCTATTTTTTCTTGTGTATCTAATTTCTTTGCACCCTTTTCTACAAACTTAGTCCACCATGCTTGATGATAATCAGCAACACCATCTGAATCGGATAATCCAAATTCAGATTGTAGTTTACCAATCATAGAAATATACTTTCCTTGCAATTTAGAAAGATGTTCTGATTTTGGAATCTTTTGCATTGGTGGTCCTTGAATTGTATATTTTGATTGAACATGTCCATTTACTTGCTTAATCATACCAGCAAGTATTTTTGCAGCCTGTTGGTTTTCTCCAATTACATTACCATCTTTATCATATTCAAAAGTTCCGTGAAATACTAATAATGGTTGTCCATAA